TCATGTCGGCGAGACTCAATTCTCCAGACTGCCAAAGTGCATAGCGACTAGGTCCGAGAATCTCCCTAGCGTCATCACTTCCTCTGGACTTGAGCCAATCTTCATAACGTAGGTCACTCGCCACCTGCCCATCCATCGAAGCGCGAGAGTCACCCGACAACGCATCGTCCAGCTGCGCTGCCAATTTCGTGTTCGTCTTCGCCACCTCAGTAAACGAACGTAATATCGGAATCTGAGTAGATCGACAGTTGGGATGTGCCACTGGACCTGGATATCGCTTGTCGTTGCCATTGGTCGGCTCGTAGTCAGGGAGAGACCATGACTTGCCATCTAAGCCTCGACAAATCGTGGTCGTTCTCAGGTCTAGAGTGCTGAGCCACTGGATGCCCTTGACGAGATCCAAGTTGTCAGAGTACATGTCTTGTCGCGCCAGGTTCGCTACAGTCATCACGCTGGTGCGCACAGCTGTGCGAATAGCACTCCTCTTGGCCTGCAGCCCTGCGCTATTCGCCACTTCGTCGAGCATCTGACCCTTAGACCAATTCGCTATTAGGCCAGTACGAATCACCTGAGAATACGCGTCAGTGATTAGATCTGGCTGCCTGGCCCAGAAGTCTCGCAAAGTCTGGCCACCGATGATGGCCTGGTCGTCTAAGAGACGTTTCAAGGACCTGGCACTCAGTTCAGGGTTGAAGACGTCTACGCCTATCACGTCGTTGAAGTCGCTGGCCGTGAGTTGAGCGATCTTCTGAGCGATCTGACTCACGTCATTTCGCATCGACGAGTAACTCTCACTCGAGAATGAAGCTATGATGCGACGTATTTGATTCAGCAGGGTGATCGTGCGCTGGCGAGTGAAGCGCGTCAGATCGCTGTCCTGGAGCTTGACCAAGATGGCTGACTCAGCTCTCGCCAGCTCCTTGATGAGTCGCTGTGAGACACCTTCCGAGAGTCTGAGAGCCTGGATCTGGCGGCCTATGATCTCGTCTGCGAATTTGTCTGAGAGATTCGGCACCCGTTATCTCGCTCATCGAGAAGTTTTGTAACTTCAGCGAAAGACATCCACTCCCAGCGACCGACGGCTATGCATGAAGCTTGGTGGTTGTGGTCAGCGACGCAGAACCACGCGCAGTTGAATGGCTTGACGGGCGGCCACTGCGGTTTGAGACACAGGGGCCGCGCCGCTTCACTCATTCGATGAAGTTTCCGACTACAGAGACGTTCATCGAAACGCTGTGATTGATGACCTTTCCAGGATCACGCCACATCGACCCATTCGCGTTAACGACGACGACAGTGTTCGGCAATGATTCAGCGCACTTGGCGGCCGCTTCGAGCGTCTCGCGACGCACGCTCTCTTCCGGCTCTGCGCACTGAGAACCTGCCGCGATGTTCTTGCGCAGAGCTTCTGCGACCTTCGCACCTTTGCCTGTTAATTGAACACTCCAACTCATGGTGATTCTCCTTCAGGTGTTAATCTCCTATTGCTGCTCGACCATCCTTATGTTGAAGCCGGGGTCGGCGCCAGCTTTGATTCGTTGGTCTGGTCCTGCTTCGCCTCGAGCGCCACACGCGCCATCTCTTTCTTGATGTCGAACTCCTCGAAGAGGCCACGACGCTGGATCTCCTCGTAGAAGAGCTCACGACTGATCTCGCCCGCGATACGCGCCTTGAGTAGGAAGTCGATCTCGGAAGCGTCATTGAGCGTGAGCCCAAAGTTGACGTCGAGCTGGACGTCCATGTCTGACGCATCGACGTTGATCCAGTCGCCTGCTATTTCGTATGCGCGTTCGACGCACCCCTCGAGCTCCATGACGATGGCCTGCAGGTCGCTGACCTTTTCTGCAGTGTCGATGCTCTTCGCTGTGGCCGTGGGGTTGCCGGGCTTCTGCACCATGAGGTCAGCGCCCATCACGTCCATCCGAGCCTCGATCTGCTCAAGGTCTTTTGAGCCAGCTTCGAGTGAGTCTCCCTCGGTTTCAACCCACGAGATCGAGGCCTCCGTCTTCTTGGAGACGTAGGCGTTTGAGACCTTCACGGTCTTGTACACTTCATCTGGATCGAAGCCCGCGAAATGGAGGAACGGGACTCTGGCAAAGTGGAGACACGTATCCTGGTCGCTCTGGCTGCGGTAATGGCGCAGGTTGAGCTGCGCGAGGTCGTCAAGTGGGGACGAGGCCTCGAGTGGGCCGCACGACACGAGTGGGATGTAGCCGAGCTCGTTCGGAGCCCGGAAAACCTCTATCCACGAATCCTCGCGTTTCGCGTTTTTCTTACGCTTGTAACGATCGATCGCGTCACGCGTCCACACTGTCACGACTTCCCACTCGTCGTCGTTCTTGTCAGTGTAGCACGTCTTGATGCGAATCTCCTCGAGGATCTCCTCACCATCATAACCCTCGATGTATGACCAGTAGATGAGTTCCGTCGGTTTGACAGCGCAGAAGTAAGGATGGATGTTGAGGTCGCGCTGTTGTTTAAGCGTGAGACGCCGGTCCCCCTCCTCACCTGCTGTCCTGAAACTCGGCATGTCCACGATCCAGTGAGTGACGCCGAACTGGAGCCTGTCACTGAGTCTCTCACGGCAGAATTGAGTGAGAGTTTTCTTCTTCCGGTCGATGTCGTACTCAAGATCCTCGAGTTGGGCTGGTTGTTCGAGAATCTTGACTGGATCCTTGAACGGTTTGCTGCTGAGGACGCGCACAGTGCGTTTGAAAGAGTTGTAGAGATATGAGCAACGAACCCTGACGCCCCAATCATCGGCCTGCTCTTTCGGAAACTTCGGGAGCCACAGATCGGCGTTCTTGCGCATGGCGGTAGTGCCACCCATGAGATCGACAGGCAGAGTCCACGCCTCCATCAACGCGCTCCACAGCTTCGTGGGCTTACCCCAGTCGTAAGGCAGTTTGTCATCCGCCATTTGAATTCCTCAGTTGAGCGCGAAGCTCAGGCCGTGAGTCGTGAGCTCTTCGACCGTGAGCTGGTAGGTGAGTTCGTCGTAGAGGTGGTCTTCAGCGTCTGTGTCAACCACCTCGTAATCGTTGGGGTCTCGAGGCAGTGAAGGCAACTGGCGCCTGAATTCTCTACACGTTTCAAACGCGAAGAGCCCAGCCGCCTCCATCGGATGTGAGAGCGAAGCCTCGAGCCGGCTACGCAAAAACTCGAGTCTCTTGCGCCTACTTCCAGGCCCTTTCGGCGCGGCTTCGAACGCCATTCCTTCTTCCTCCATCTCCTCATTGACTGACTTCTCATAGCCAGTCGATTTGGAGAAGATGGCTGCGTCAGCGGCCCCCGGTTTAATTGCGCGGTCGCGCAACTGCGGGCATTCCCTCTCGTATCGCAGTCCTTCCTTCGCGATTCGTCTGTTCGTCCACCTGAGTCCTTCGTTACTTCCAGAATGGGAAGTGCCGTAGAACTCAGCGACGCGAATGAGAGTGCCTGGCCTGAAGTAGCGGGACTGGCCATCGGGAAGTCTGACCTCGCACCCATCACTACGGGCGTGATATCCGAGAGAGAACGGTCGAGCGCTGCCCCAGTCGAAACTCCGATATATGGGCCAATGGCTTGGAATCTCGAAGACAGGCAGCATATGGACTCTCTCGTCCCAAAGGTCGTCGATGGCACCGCCTGCGTTGATGTCCCACGAGCCATAGAGCCAGGCTCGCCTAACGTTGATGTCTCTGATGGCCTCAAGACGCTTGACGTAGAGAGGGTCGGCCTTGAGAAGGTAGAGATTCTCGTAGATGTTGCCGTGGATGGCGACTCGCTCGTTACCGAACTCGTCCACGATGATCTGGCCGCGAGGAGCTGGGGTGATGAAGCGTTCTTTGACAGCTCGGTGCCCGATACCGAAAGGGTTGGTCGTGCTACGTAAGAGTCGAGGCACTCCGACTTTGGAACAGCGGAGACATGACTGCATGGCGTCGTAGCACTGGAGATCCGGCCAAGACGTGAGCTCCTCGAACGCCATGAAGGGATATTCATGGCCGTGATAGTCCCAGTAGTCGTCGGGAGTTCTGATCTGCCTGAAGAGCAGGACCTCTCCATCAGGGAAGACCCACGAGTGATCAGACTTGTTGTACTTGGCTCCGGGAAAGACGGGATAGAAGAGACGCTGAGCTTTGACGATGAGATCAGACAGCTGCTTGTAGGTCTGGCGAAAGATGATGCCGCGCCAATAGTCGCCAAAACCACGACCAACGTGCTGAGCGTAAGACATGAGAAGAGCCTCAGTCTTACCCGGTCCACGAGTCCCCTCATAAAGCGCCTCCCGTATGGGACAGCTCAAGAATAGTTCTTGCGAGCCAGGCAGCGGCGCCCAACTTACTGCAACATCTTCTTGTGATGCCCCGAAACCTGTTGCAGCCATGTTTCTCTGTCCGTCGTCGCCGGCACCAGCATGACCCCAGTTTTACCAGAGCCAGGCACGATGACGGTGGTGTTTTGTTCAGGCTTCCCGAATCCCCGATCAAGCAGAACTGTGGCAGCCTGAACCCTAGCCGCTGGGTGGAGGCGGACGTTCGAAGCGATATCCACGAGAGTCTTGACAGCCGTGGCGGCATGAACGATGCACATGCCTTTGATGAGAGCCTGGGCTTGAGAGGCGCTCATCTTGGACGCGATTTCCTCGGTGATTGTGATCGTCATATCTCCCATGAGGGTGATTATAAACTCGCGATTTAAGACTGTAAATCGGTAGGCCCAAAATAGTTGAGTTGGGCTGTGGGGTCTCTGCGCTGCTGCTATGACTGCGCCACGGCGTTTCTACGGCGTCAGTTTCAGTGACCGCCTCCCAGGCCGGTGCATGCGCAATTAACGCGCTCCCCCCCTCCGGCCACTGAGTCTGGCAGGGCCTGATCAGGGAGCCCCTGACTCAAGGAGGGGAGGGGGGGGGGGGGGGTACCCAGGGGCTTTTGGGTGCAACAATCAATAACTTAGGGTAACCGTGCCCAACAGGTGCCTGAGAAACTGGGACAGAATCGGGCTTTTAGGTAAAAAAAGTGTTAATCACGGCCCCTTACGAGTCGCTCTTTGGATCACCGTTCGGGAGCCGCCCGTCGGGCTCCCCATACATAGGCCGGGCTTCGCGAAGGGCCTCCGCGTGCATCTCGCTGATAGTTTTGAACTTCTCCAGGGACTCCTCGGCGTCCTCCCAGAGACTCGGGTCATCATAAAAGTTGCCCGTCTCTTCCACGTTGTAGCCCAGAATCCCTCTCCTCTGGGCCTCCTTCCTGAACTGCTCGATATCTGGGCAGTCCGCGGCGCCCCAATCCATGACCCTGAAACGCACCCCGCCGTACTTCACGTCTATCTCGAAGAAGAACTTGTGGACTCTCCACTTGCACCAGAAACCGGCCATTGAGACCATCACCCACCTCTTCAGGCGGTTCAAGGCCTCACTCTCCCCGAACTCGGCGAGTCTGTCGCCCACCACCCACTGGTTCCTGACCTTCGAGATAGAGATGTAGACCTTGCTCCTCTCTATCATGACCCTGAGTCGGCGGACGTAGATGTTGTCACGAGCCTCAAGCATTATGAGCTGCCTGACGACGCCCGCTTTCAGGTCTTCAACGGCTGAAGAGAAGTCTCTCATCGATTCCTGTCCATTCCTTTGGGCTCGCGAGCGTGAGCCTCTGGTTGCGTTCGACTACCACTTGATCCGTACACTCGACGCTGTTGTCGTGGGAGCGCCACGCGCCGCTCAGAGCCTCCCACTCGCCGTTCACGACGACCACAGGTTCACCCTCTCCGGGCCTCGCCCCTACCACCCCGAGCCGCCAGATGAACCAGGCGAGCTCGCGGAGGATGACTCTCTCTGCCTCACCGAGATCTCGCGCAAGTACTCTCTCCCTTCTCGACGGGAATTCGAAAGTCATCTCGCCTAAGAGCATGTCTACCCTGGCTACGCGGAGTTTGTTAATGTAGGCGTATGAGGCCCCAGGCAATTCTTCCCACTCTATCACTGCTGCCCCTCCGTAGCCTGGCGCTGGAGCCTGATCATCGCCGTACTAACGTCAGCGGCGTCAAGCCCCTTCTTCGAACCCACTTCCACCATGACGTTGAGGGCCGCTTGAGCCCCGGCGTAGAACGTCCTGCGGTGTTGCTCGACGATTCTCTCCAACTGGTGCTTCACGCTAGGAAGCGCGAGAGAGACGTCTGCGGGTGAGAGATTCTCGCCGCTGAGCCACGCCTTGAAGTGGTCATGCAAGTCCATAGACCATCTCCTTGAACCGGCGCCGGTTCTCCCAGTCGTTCCACCAGTGCGAGAGGCCAGACGGGTGAGGGCAGCTCACGATCCTGACATTCTCAACGAGCTTGATCCTCAAGGGCTCGAACTTCATCCCGAAGGCCATGGAGCAGCGAGACCCGAACGCTAAGATCGTGGCGCCCCCTTCCTTCTTCAAGCACATTCCCACGAGAACGTGGGCGTTGTCGCACGCCTCGTCTGGGTCCCAACGACCAGGCGAGCACAGGTTCATACTTTGGATCTTATCGAGGTCGAGTCCAAAGGAGAGGAGGCGGGCTCTCGATGGGCCTCGGACGAAGGCTCCTAGGCGCGAGAGCTCGTCAAACGTGCGCGCGCCCCTGAACGGCTCATTTGCAGTCTCACCCACCACTATCAAACTCATAGACCCTCCAGCCGAAGATGCCGTACAACTGGAACGCTTGATCTTCCAGAGCCGCCTCACGAGAACTGTAGATGACGACGTTTCCGTGATCCACGGGATTCGCGTACCGGTGGCTTACGCGAACGGAGCAGACGCATTTCGCGTGCTTGGAGTATGAGGCGAGAGCCACCCACGGGGTTCCGTCAGTCATGGCGATGGCGGGGTAGACCTGGCCGGGCCCTTGAGCCACGGCCAGGGACTCGCCCACCTGGAGTGGACGACGGGCGTTCACGCCTTGAGCCTCACGGCCACCATGGCGCACAGCACCGCCGCATCTGCGTAGTCTCTCCGCTCCAGAGCGGTGCCCGCCATGAAACGGAGTTTGTCGAGAGAGCAGAGCATCGGGTTCCACCACCCGGATCTCCCCTCGGCGAGCTTCTCAGCGAGTCTCGCCTGGAAGTCGTTGAAGATTTCAGCAGCGAAGGCGTCGTTGAGGATCTGCTCACCCTCCCTGTAACTCTGGGCAGCCTGAGCTGCGTTGTCGCTGAACGGCGTCTGAGAGACGAGGAGCTCATCGCTGCTCACTGCGTTGAGTGCGCTCCTCGCGGCCCGCGTCTGATAGCCGAGTTTCTTGGTCGCCGCTCTGGCCTCGCGAGCCCTGATGGCGTCTCTACTACGTGACTTCTGCATTGTACACTCCCGTTAAGCCCGAAATGGGCTGGACTTACAGCCGGCCTTGCCGGCGGAACCCGATAGCCATCTGGACGGCGACGTCCTGGATCTTGGTCCTGATGTGAACGAATGCAATAAACTGGTGACTGTCGTCATACTCTCCAGCCTTGCAGTACTCGATTCCGTCATACCATCCCTCACTGTCACAGTAAATGAGGGGCGGTTCTCCATTTAAGAGACCTTTCTCACTCAGATCTTTGACCACGTTTTCGATGTCATTCGTGACGCTCATTCCCACGCTCCAATCTATGATGATGAGAACTCCGTCACGTTTGGAGGCAACGTACTTGCAGCGAATGCTCATTTGCCTGTCCTCTCAGGAGCCTCGCCCGGCGTGTCGGGTTGCTGGCGTGAGGCGGTTGATCGCATGAGTAACATACACGCCGTTTCGTCCTCAAATTGACCACCGCATCCCTCCGGCATCGCTGCGCCGCAATTTTCGCATACGTCGAATAAGTCATCCGCTTTCACCGCCGGCTGCGGGGCAGTAGTCCGCGTGAGCAACGATCTGATGACGCGCTCGCACGCCTTGTCCTCTGGCTCCGAATCGTCGGCCATATGATCGGCGGCGTATTCGAGCCATTCGCGCTCGTCTACGGTCAGCGACATCGCCTCGCTCGGCGTGTCGGCGGACTGCGCGGGGTCTGGCTTATGGCAATTGCACTCGCTGCACGATCGGCAATAGAGCGGGTCGTTGTGGCAGGCGCAATGGCAGATCGCACCATCCGCAGCCGAAGCCGGCTCGGCGGGCGGGGGAAGGGCGGCCTCTAACGCCGCTTCGATTGCATTGCGCACGGCATTATCCACGTCAACCTGACGCTTCATATGGAGATGAGTTAGCCAGACGCGAGCGGCCTTCACCATCGCATCTGTTACTTCCCCCGCCTTCGTCACTGTGGTGTTGGTGGTCATGACACCCTCTTGAATTCAAGCTGAACTTTCCTCGCCCCCATCCGATCGGCCATTCGTTCGAGTGTGTCGCCGATATCGCCTCGTGTCAAGCCGTAGATCGTGAGGACGGGCAGGCTCTCTTCTTCATGGAGGATCCCGTCGTCCTCATCAAGGAAGGTGAGAACTCTCACCCAAGACATGTCACTTAGCTCCACGCTGGCGACGAGCTTGCTCGCGAGCTCTCACGTTGGACTCGTGTGCCGCTGCCACGTCAGCCGCACGAACCTTGTAGTTCGGGCGTTGTTTCTTGGCTAAGTGGTTGAATTTGTTCTTCGCCTGGCGCCGGCGGCGCTTAGCTGTCGCAGTTACGCACCCCATGGGTTACTCCTGGATAGTTGGGCAATATAGCCATATTGTGCACATGGGCCTAGGGGGCCGGTCACAGAAGGAGAACCACGAGCTCAATGATTCTCTGATCTCGCACGGCGCTGCTTCTCCTTGAACTGGGCGTAAGAGGAGTTGAAGATGCTAGTGACAGTGGGACCAGCCTGTATCTGAGGGTCGATCTTGGCCGCGAGAGCCCTGAAGTGATCTCGCAGGAACGCGATCTCCTCCTTCGCTTCAGCGAGCTCCAGCCGCAAGCGGCGATTCGTGTCAAGAGCCACTGAACCTCTCCGCTGTCTGAGCAGCGATGATCAGGGCCTCATCCCTGCGCTTCAGCAACAGACAGGCTTTGCCTCCCGAACGCAGCGGCTCTCCATCCTCCGTCCAACCGATGCCGTGCACGCGAATCTCGAACCAGCCATTCGGCAGTTGACGAACCATGGCCACCTCAACGATACCGTCGAGGACCTGCGTTTCACCCCGCCCTACCTGCGCCACCTTGAACATGCCTGTCCTCCGGAAACTGTAAGGCTATTATACACCAGCGATGGGCCTCATGGCACAACTTTTAGCCCATCATCTCCGTGGCGATTCGCGAGCCCTTCTTTATTTGATCGACGATCTCATTCAACTCGTCAAGATCTGTGGCAGTTTTCAAAACTAGGTTGACAGCGACTATCGCCCCGGCGTGAAACGCCGCCATGGAGCCTGAGATCTGCTCTCTTCCAGCCTCAGGAGGCACACAGTGTTGCAGGTAGCTCTCCCAAGCTTCTGATATAGATTTGAAATCATGGGTATTATCCATATATGCCTCCGATATAGCCTGGTGTGCCCTGGTGGGACCTGGCGACCCTCCTGGCCAGTAGCCTATATATCTATATGGCCATAATATCGCGGGTCGCCAGGCTCACCTGGTGCACACGACTTCAGTGGTTCCGAACCACCGTGACGGGCCCCTTGTCCAGCCAAGCGATGTAGAAGAACTTCGCCTTGCTGATGTCGACGCCCGCCGTATGATGATCCTTGTACAGCGCTACGGCCCCACCCTTCGTGGCGAAGAAACAACCGGCTTTGATGTCCTTGACACCGACGCGGTCAATGGTCGCCTGGTCGCAGAACCCGTAGATACAGTCTGTCGTGTTGCCGTCCGCCTGCCTGTAGTTCTCAGCCGCGCCGGATGGCGCGAGATCGACGGTCCAGAACTTAACTGCGCCTGCGTCCTGGGACTCAGTGTGTTTGAAATTCTGGCTCGGGCCAAACGTGCCGGCGAGCGACGCGTGAATTCCTGGTGAGATGTCTTTCATGGTGTGTTTCTCCACTAGTGGTTGCATGAGAAACTGCTCATGCGTCAGTTACTCCGAGCCCGGCGACCGGTAGCTCCTTCTATCCGTTTCGGTCTCATTCCTTACACTCTCCCCAGCTGTGAGCCACCTTTGGTTCGACCACGAAGGGCACGTGGAGACCCTCGATGCAAGTCTCCATCACTTCGCAGATCTTCTTCCCTTCTCCTGTGTCTGAAACACTGTATCCGTTCTCGTCGTGAACGAGGAGCAGAGGCACCTTTCCGAATTCTCGCCATACAGCTAAAGTCGCGGCCTTAGCTTGTTCAGCCGCGCTCCCTTGCACTATGCGATTGAGGGCCTTGTGGTAATAGTCTTGAAGCCTGCACTTGCGCCCAAAGTAGGTGCGCACGAAGCCGCGAGTCTCGGCGGCATTTCTGGCCTTCTCGCTCAGTCTCTTGACGAACGGGACAGCGTCGTTGAACTTGTTGATGATCTCGCGACCAGCTTCACCCGCCACCCGCCTCATGGCCCCATCTGGGGCCTCCCACATGTCAGTCGGGAGACCGAGCTTGTCGCAGAGCTTGGCTCCTCCCATCCCATAGACGAGACCGAGAAACATGTCTTTAGCGTCGCGTCTCTTGCCCTTGAACTCTTTCGAGCCAGGCTCGATAGCGGGCCAGCAAAACTGGGTCATCAGGCCGTGAAAGTCAAGACGCGGATTACGCCAGAACTCATTAGCCACCTTGATCGCAGATTGCTCTCCGATCGCAACTCCGAGATTGACTGTCCATCGAGGTTCTTGAGACGAATAGTCAGGAGCACACCAATTTTCCCCTTCCTCACCGACATAGCAACTACGCACGAGTGGCCCGATCTCAGGATCCCGGCTAGGTACTTGTTGAAGATTAGGATCTGTGCTGGAGAATCTCCCAGTGACAGTACCTCCGTCGTCAGACTTGAGAGGGTGAAAAGAAGAGTGAATACGTCCGTTGACCTGATACTCGAATATCTGCCCATCGATGAAGTCTCGCCACGCTTTGTTATTCTTTCGAGCGCGAACGATAACCTTAGCGATAGGATGATCCAGTGAATCAAGCCACTCTGCCGTGACACTGTCGTTCCCCTTGAGTGTCTTAGGTGGGTCTACACCTACTTTTCTGAGGACTTGTGCAGCGTCATCGACTGGCACCCCAGCTCTCACCTTGCATCCAGTCACTCTCAAAATCTCCGCGAGCGCCTCTCGCTCACGGGTGACGAAGATCTTCTTGACCTGGTCAGCCTTGTCGAGATCTACTCGCACGCCACGGCGTCGCATCTGAATCAGGAGTGGGATCATCTCGCGCTCAAGTTCATACGAGCGCATCACTTCGTCCTTCTCCATCTCTTTGAGGAGGATCTTACTGAGAGCGAGGGGGCCCCACGCGTCTTGTTCAGCGTAAGGACCCACGTATCGCGAATGGAAGCGCCAGAGGTTGGACTTAATCTCATCGTTCGTGAGCTTACCTCTGCGGCGCGGCAGATACATGAGGGCTGCATCTCTGAGCAACTTCTCATCTTTCGTGTGACCAGGTCCTAACCACGTGCCCATGCAAGAATCTAGGCTGTACTTCCACCTGTTTTCGTCACACATGGCGGCCATGTAGGCCGTGTCATGGACCTTAGAATAGTCGATCTCTAGTCCTTCTGCTTCGAGCCACCCACAGTCGTAACTTGCATTGTGGAAGAACACTCTCTTAGCAGCTCTGAGAGAGTCTCTGACGTATGCAAGAGTATTCTCGCGTGGCAAATTACCTCCATCCTCATGCCCGAAGGGGAGGTAAACTCGCCTCTCTCCAACTGCCAGACTAACGCCGACAATACCTCCTCGTATCTCGGAGCTAACGTCAAAACACCATCCAGGGCCTCTAGTATCGAAGAGGCGGTCACAGGTTTCAGTGTCAATTCCAACATCTTCACCTCGCACGTTGGGGAGGTCCGCCATACTGGGCGGAGTCCAGTCACTCTTGACAGGAAACAGTGAGCCTTGCATTCCTTAACTCGTCGGCGAAAGCTCAGGACATGGCAATCCGCCATGATCTTCGCCACAAATCAGACAGGAACGTGGCGACCCAGGAGAAAAAGCGCGAGCCGTTGTCAATTTAGATTCCGCGCTAAGCGGTTTCTCAGCTTCCACCACGATCCATGACCTGCCCGCTTCGACCCACATCTTCCGCGCATCGTCATGGAGCGGAGAATAAGCGGATGTCGCCACGACGCGACGACACTGCGTGGAGAGTAGCGCCTTGACGCAAGAAACACAAGGAGAGACAGTGACGTAGCAGGTCTCGATTCGCCTGATTTCAGCGCAGTGAATGAGCGCGTTGATTTCTGCGTGAATCGCTTCACACTTGTCCAACCCAGTACCAGACGAGAGCCCAGCACCGTGACAAGCGCGATCAGTGCAGTGCGGAGCTCCTGCAGCAACTCCATTGTAGCCAGTGCTGATGATATGTCGGTCCCCGTCAACGAGAACGCAACCAACCTGTCGACGTGAGCACGTACCACGAGACGCGACCACTCTAGCAATCGCAAGGAAGTACTCATCAACGGTGGGCCGAATTCGCGAGGATCCAGAGGTCCCTGACGAAATCATCGACGAGGTTTTGTCCTTTACTTGACGTGACCCACTCTTCGAATGGCGGGAGAGAGATTCGCGGACGAAAGACTTTACCATGTTCCAAGACCTCCTCGGCCTGTGTGAGGTTCGTCTGATAGAGATGTTGCGACCCCGCTGTGAGAAACAAGACTCCTGGTGACGGCAACGGAGCCGTTGTCGTCTGTCCCAGCTCTCGCAAGTACAGACACATCGCCCAGCCGATCATGCTGAAGTTGAAGACGTCGTATGGCCAGCCCAGCCACGCGTCACTGGAACGCATAGTCGCTACGACGTTGAGTCTCCCCTGACGCAACAAAAACTGTAACGACAGTGTGCAAGGAACGTCCCTAGTCTGTCCAGGATTCTCGCGCCAGATGTTGATGACGGCTTGACGTGACTCTGAATCCTGCTGCAGCTTTTGTGCGCAGTACGAGAGCTGGTCCACCACCTTTGGGCCGTATGCCCCAAAGTAGCGGTGGCCGTCGTCGCTGAACTGGGCGATTTTCTCGCTAAATGGGGCGATGGTGGAGACTCTGTTATCACCAGACAGGATCCATGCAGCTTCTGCGAAGCGGAACGCTTCACTCAATTTGCGGCCCGTGAGACAGACGCACGGATTTGTCATGTCAATCACTGACTGGTGAGCCATTATCTCATACGTGTGGAGCCCACGCGGAGAGATCTCGACTGCGTTGGACATCAGGCACGTGAGAAGTCGCTTATATTCCTGGTTCACATTCATCGCGCTGTCTCCATCCGTAGGAGCCAGTTCACGTACTGCTCAGGCGTGAACTTGTCCATATCGTACTGGAAATACATGCGGAGAATCTGGAGCGGGGTGAAGCGGATGAGTTGGTTGTACAAACCCATCGCTGGGAACTTGAGAGACGGGGCAGACCGTCCATACCAGAGGTCGTGATAGGCTTCGATCACATCAGTGATCTTAGATTTAGCGTATTCTTCTCTGTTTTTCGCTACCTCGAGAAAATGATTGCGATGTCTCGTAAGGTCATGTCTCACAGCCATGATGGTGACAACGCCATGCATGTGACACAGACGCATGACGATGCCATCAGGATCCCGGCTCCTATCCCTGACCAGTGAGCCGTAGATCATCTCACTTATCCAGAGGCGATCGATGACAGTCCAGTGGTCTTTGTCCTTACTCTGACGGTCAGTAGCCTCGTTGAGAGTGCGACTGAACTCGTTTATCGAGTTAGTTTCATGCGTGTGATGCACGTACGTCGCCCTGTCGCCGAGAGCTGAGACTAGAGTCTCAGCCAGAGTGGTTTTGCCGGAGCAGTCGGCTCCTTCAAGTAGCAGAATCACGCTATCACCTCCAACTGGTCTATGTGGTAATGTTCGTACTTGCCGAACTTCTCGACTGTGATCATGCCATCGTAACTGATGTCGACCACCCGCCCGACAGAGGCTCTGAGTTTCTTGAGGACGACGACATCCCCATGTCTGATATGTTTCGTAGAGAGCCACGAGTAGTCAGGAGGCTTCCACCCAATAGGTTTGATAGCGTCATGTCCTCGTGAGCCAGGTCGCTTAGCGAGCTCTCCTCTCTCTTTCAGCATGTTGCAATCGTGCACGACTTTGAAGGCCCTCGCCCCATCTACCCCCATCTCGTAAAGACGACCAGCCGCGAAGTAGATCAAGTCAATGATCGCGTCGACCTCATCTTCGAGCGTCTGGGCCTCTTCGAGCTCAGTGAGCTCTTCTTCAGCTGCCCGCACAAACCACTCCTTTCGCTCTGGGCTAAGGCGTGTCGGTGAAGTAGGTTCACTGATTCCGCAGATGGTGCGGTTAAAATCCCGCGTGAGAGAGAAAGGATCCTCTGACATGTGATAGCCTCGTCAAACGCCGCTCTACTCTGCGCAGGCCACGCTGAGACTTGCAGCAAGACATTAGCGACGCGGTGAATGAGGCGCGCGTAAGCGACCTCACTGGGGGTGGGCAAGCGATGGCCCTTCTGGGTGTTACACGCGTAGTGGGCGAGTAGTATATTCCTGTGGCGCATCCCACCATTGAGGCGCGGATGGACGTGATCTTCTGTCCACCCATTAGGTGACGTGGTAGGATTCCAGCTCTGTTGACCCATCTCATTTCCACAGAGATAACAGATGCCGAGCTGTGCGACCCAAAGGCACTCAACTTTGGTTGAGAGTCGCACTGACGACCTCCAACAATCGATCACTAGTCCAGCTCTTCTCTGCCAACGAATTAGCCTGGCGAAACCTGAGCTCTAGTAGAGAATCATCGCTGAGTTTCTCTACTTCATGAAGCTTTACGGAGTATGGTGAGCCAAGCACGCGGGCTTCGTCATCGCCACAAAACATGACACAACCCGCGTCTGCGGCCATGTGAAATCGAACTCTGAACCACCCAGCGGCGCTGACGTCATGAGGGGGGCTGATAACGCCCCATGAGTTGTCATACACTTGCATGAGTTCATTTTCAGGTAACTTGAGCTGACCCTGCCGCACGTTACCGAATTTCGCGACAGGCCACGTGAACCGGTGTTTAAGGAGCCACGAATCCTTGGCAGTGAGCGACGCGAAAACCCACTGGCGCTCCTTAGCAAGGATCTGATTTGACTTGTACCGCTCCATGAACGGCGACGGGTCATAAGGTGTGAGCCTTCTCGCTGGGAGTCGGAGACGTGACAAGTCTCCACCCTCCCAGCATGGGACCAGCATGTCATGTTGCCACTCAGGATAAGCTAGGTAGCGAATACCACGTCGAAGGAGGTTGTAATATTCCTCCATTCGCTGGCATTCGGTTCCTTCGAGAAGTTTGAGCCAGTGACTCCAGATCGTCTTCTCGAAGTAGTCATAACGTTTCCACAGCGTTTTCGCTGAGACGTGAATACCTCTGACCTGCCAATCGTCTGCTGTGAGAACGACTCGTGGGTGCTGCATGATGGTCCAGAGGACCCCACCCATATAGCGCGTGCCCCAACTTGAGAAAGGGGCGAGAGACGCTACGCATACGTCAAACTCGGAGAGGTCTTCTCCCAGATCAACTTCTCGCCACTCAACTTGGTGGCCGAGAACTTCGCAACACTTCTTGAGTGAAGCGAGGTTGCTGATAAGCTGGTTGACCTTCCGAGGACTGTCCACCTGCATTGCGGTGGAACCGGTGATGAGAATCCTCATCGCCTCACTCCTCGTTGTGTGTGTGTTGTTGAGTGACGGGTCTTAAGTGACGGTGGTTATGGGCCGTTGGATTAGGAACGCGTGTCCGGTAAACTTACCTTGTGGACAGTGAGCGACCAGACCCCTCACTCAACAACACGACTGACGAGGTAGGGACTACACATCGCAGGGTCTTTCACCATGTCGACTTCATCCCTACCACGAGCCCATTCATTTTTGCGGCTGGTTCATCTCACTCTGTCGAGTGAGCATCTATCTGACCGCGAGGCTTGGGGCTTCCGCCTCTCCTGCAGCTACGGGGTCAGGCCGCAGCTGCCTGCTCGGACTCCGAAGCCGGAGTCGCCGCCGCCGGCGCCGTGTCCGTCTTCGTGGGAGCTTCCACGCCCTCGACTTCGATGAATCCCTTGCCAAGATCGAAGTTGATGTCTCCCATGAGACCACCGGCCTCGAGGAAGTCGCCGACCGTCATGCCGTCGACGTAGAGAGCGAAACGCTTGTGGGCCTCCGAACCGGCGCGTTTCGGGTTCGCCGTCGCCTTGAGCTTGATCTTGGCTTCTTTCGGAATTCGAGGACTCGACGCCCGCGTCTTCTTCTCTGTCTGTTCGGTGCCCGCTTCCGTTTCGGCCTGCGAGGCCGTCTCTTCGGTCTTCTGGTTACGCTTCATGGGAATAGCCTCCAGGCTAAAGTCAGATAGTAGTGCTTTGATCGATTCAGCAGCTTCTTCTTGCGTCGCGAATTCTCGCTTCGGGATCTCAGAGTTCCGGTTGTAGAGGGCCAGAAGGCGGTCCTTCGGCCAGGTCAACACGGACTCATCTGAGTGAACCAGAGAGTGCAAGTTTCTGGGAAAGTAAGACATGTCTCTCCCAGGCATGTAGATCAGAAGATCTGTCATGATCGCGAACAGCATTTAGATGCTCCTTTATCGTCCAGCAATAGCATTGTACAACAGTATTATGGGGAAGTACATAGTCAGACTCAACTACTTTTCACATGGAAAGAGCGGCGTTTCTAGAAGCACCTGAGAGGATGAGTTTGTTACGTGCTCGGCTAACTCCAACGTACCAAACTCTCCGCTCACTGTCAGGATCTTTCCTAAACTGACGAGCCGGGATTCCATCTAGACGAGTATCAAGAAGAACGATGTCTGCTTCGCCACCTTAAGCGGC